TATTATATTCAACATGCAGCTAACAACACTATTCAAGGAACAGGAAGCAAGGCGCATTTTAAAAGTTCCACAATTATATTTAAACGGCAAATTTGAACATATTACACCATTATGGGACAAAGGCCACATTACTATTGGAACAGTAACAGACGGAAGCGTTATGTATAGTTTAAAGTATATTAGTAAACAGCCAAGAGTACCACAGTACAGGAGAGATGATAGAATACCCGAATTTAGTCTTATGAGTAAAGGCATAGGTTCTAATTATGTCTATAAAGATAAAGAACAGAAAGTTAAAAACAACCAAGTACATCAATGGCATAGAGATGACCCAACAGAAAGAATGTATGTAAATTGGCAAGGCTATAAGATAGCTATGCCAAGATATTATAAAGAACGTATATATACCCAAGAGGAAAGGGAAACCATCGCGGAAGCTATAATACAAAAGCAAAAAGACCATCGCAGAAAGGAACGTAAAGGACAAACATTAGCGCAGCGCATTAAGTACATTAATGAGCATAAACAACTAATAATTTATAAAGACAAAAAAGTGAAAGACCATACTAATTTCACTACAACACCTTTGTAATAAGGGTGAATTTTTACACAACATATGTGTTGGGGTTGGTCTGTGGAGCATAAATAGCGTAGCGGTTTAAGCGCTCCACATTCCAACCCCTACACTCACTTTGTGTGATAATTCAACCGACCAAACAATAAATGACAAAGAACAGACAAATATTTTTTTTTTTTTTAAAAGAAAAATTATAACCTTTGCATATGCCAAACAAGATACAAGCGGACACGCTATATGTAGACAAAAATGGACACCTAAGAATGGTAGAATGTCCAAACGAATACAACTACTTTGACCCTACAGTAATAGGAGTTAGAACATCAAAATGGCTTATAAAATTTACAAGCATATAATGGAAACATTAACCAAAATCGGAGCATCAGGCGCGAACATCGCATTACTTGAAGTGACCGCAACACCCCCAACAGAATTGTTACATGCAATTCTACAGCTATGTACTACGGCTGCAACAGTGTGGTATCTTATTAAAAAACCTAAACGTAGAAAAGATGTCGACGTACAACCCTAAACAGGCAGAGTTATGGCAACACATTGAAACTACAATTAAAACCAAAGCACAGATTTATGAAGAATCAAAATTCAGCATCGAAGACAACGGAAGACAATTTCTTATTGACAATCCGTACACAGTGGAACAAGCGCCCACTACAGGAAAGAAGGTTCAAACCATCAGGCAAAAGCATGACCGTACCCGAACAAAGCCAAAAGCTAAGGGACATCATGGACAAGTACAACGTGGGAATGCCAACAACGGGCTACAAACCTATCTACTCTGAAGACATTGAAAATGATTTAGGAATTAACCCTAAAAAATTGGATTATGTAGATATTCAGAGATTAAGCAAGCAGAATGAGGAGATTATCAACCGAATTAAGCAAGACTATGCACACCAGCGCGAAGAGCTAAAAAAACGTGAGAGAGAGCAAATCAATGCACGTTTAAAAGAGCAAATCAAACAGGAGTTATTAAACGAACCAAAGCCTTAATTTACTTGATTAATTAAGGCTAATTGACACCGCAATTAAAAACAACTATATGGACCCAATATCAGCAGTCGGAATGGTAACAAGCGCACTTGGCGCAAAGCAAAGTAAAAGGGCTAATATGTTAGGTCTTGGACTTAACATGTATCAAAACTACGAAAATCGCAAAGCAACCTTTAGAGAGAACGAAAGAAGTAGAAAGTTTGCTATTGACCAATATGTATGGGAAAGAAACGACAAGAGGGAAGACCGCGATTTTGAAAATCAATATAACAGTCCTATGCAACAAATGAAACGCCTAAAGGAAGCAGGGTTAAATCCCCGATTATTTTATGGCAGTTCAACAGGTATGTTGGAAAGTGCATCAACAAAAGCACCATCAACAAATCAACCACACACCCAAGCCCCCCAATATGACTTTACAGGTAGCCAAAGAGCTATTGAAGGATTAGGGGGAGTATTAGGCAAATTCTTCGAATTACAACAGCTACAAGCATCCACAGACAATACACGAGCCTTAAAGGACTTAGCAGACGCAAACGCAAAAGCAACTTTAGCAGGTATACCAAAAACACAGGTAGAAACAGATGCAGCCAAGTACAACTTAGATTGGCTTAAAAAGACCGAAAGCCGCCGCAGTGAATTACAAACTTTAGAGATTGAAAAAATCCGCGAAGAGATAGAAAACATTAGTAAAAGCACAGAAGGTAGAAACGCAGAAATCCAAGTTATGTTAGACCGCAGAGACATGCAAAAAATAGAAACAAACATCGCACAAGCCCGTTTTAATTTAGATAAAAGGCAGGCAGCGCAAGACCTATTATATACCATCTCTCAACGCATGAAGACAGATGCAGAACGTGTAAACGTATCAGAACAACGCACTATATTGCTAAAACAATCCCAAATATTAACACACGAAAGGACAATTAAAGCCTTAGAAGGTTATATGAAAGGAAAGGAATTAGACTATTACGAACTAAACATGTTCTTAAAGGCAGTAGGAATATCAGTAGCAGCGTACGCTGGAACAAAAGGCTTATCAGGACCATCGCCAAAAGGTATGATAAGTCCAACAAAAAATTGGCACACTAACCAAACAAAATAAAAATCATGACAAAATCTAGAAACACAAAAATGACAGTCGCTAGAGGCGGCACACGTCTAAGTAATGAAACACAAGGTAAAAGAGCCTTGCTATTCAATGAAGTAATGGCAGCAGACACAAACAAAAATGTCTTTGACCTTAGCCACAACGTTACCATGTCAGGGAAGATGGGACACCTTATGCCCTTGAACATTATTAAGTGCGTGCCTGGAGACATCCACAAAATAGGAAACGAGAGTTTTATTCGTATTGCTCCTATGATTGCCCCGCCTATGCACCAAATGAATTTTAGCATACACAATTGGTTCGTACCTTCCCGCTTATTATGGGACAACTTCGAAGATTACATTATAGGTAAGACACCATTAAATCCCGCCCCTTATGTAACCATTGACGATTCAATTTCAGGAGACCAAGCAAAACTAATGGACTATTTAGGAATACCACCATGCCCAACAGGCGGAACACCAACCCAAGTATCAGCACTCCCACTGGCAGCTTATCAATTTATTTACAACGAAAAGTACAGAGACCAAAATTTAATATCAGAGGTAAACTATGCATTAACCAACGGAGACAACACAACAAACGGAGAACTATTCACTATTAGGAATGTAGCATGGGAGCATGACTACTACACATCAGCACTACCAACAGCATCGTTCGGAACAACTGTAGATATTCCATTAGGAAACCCAACAATTAACGTAGGTGCAATATTAGGAAGTAATGCAGGATTTGTAGACTCAACAGGAAACCCCGTAGCAGGAGCAGCAAACAATGTAATATCCCAAGACGTACCGGCAGAAACATTAGTAGCCGGAACACAGGTAGCATGGAATCCCGATGGCACACTTAACATGGAAGCAACTTCCATTAAAGAACTACGCCAAGCACTTAAAAAGCAAGAGTTTTTAGAACTATTGGCAAGAGGTGGTAAAAGATATTATGAAGTTATGCAGGCAATGTGGAACGTAAACACATCAGACGAAAGATTCCAGCAACCTGAATGGATTAACGGTATAAAAACACCTATTATAGTATCGGAAGTATTAAATACCACAGGAACAGCAACTGCACCACAAGGAAACATGGCAGGTCATGGTATATCATTAGGCCAAGATGATGGCCGTTCATTCTTCTGTGAAGAGTATGGATATATTGTATCTGTATGCTTTGCAACCCCAAAATCAGGATACTGTCAGGGCATTCCAAAACATTACCTTGAACTAGACCACTACGAGTATGGAAACTTTATTCAATTCGAACACATAGGAGAGCAAGAAGTACAAAACAACGAATTATATGCCTATACAGCTACAGGAGAAGATGTATTCGGTTATGTACCAAGATACGCCCATCTTAAGGTAATTCCCGATAGGATAGCAGGAGACATGAGAACAACACTTGACCACTGGACTATGAATAGAATGTTCAGCAGTCAACCTGCACTAAATGCATCATTTGTAGAAGTAGACCCGAACGACCCAAACATAACCCGCATATTTGCGGTTGAAGATGAATCAGACTATTTATATATTGACGTATGGAATAGTATTAGAAGTGTTAGACCGTTCAGCGTATTCGGTAACCCACAACTTTAAACAATTATTTTAACACTACCCCCCTATTAACGTAGGGGGGTTTTTTAATGCAAAAATTATGCCAAAAAAAGAAACAAAAAACCAAGCAAAAACCGTGCCAAACTCGATGGTGACCATTTCAGATGGTCGGCAATGTTATTATATGTCCGAAAACAAAAGTGTCTTAAATCGCCTAAAAAGGGCAAATTTTAGAATATTGCAAAAAACAAAAACTTATGAGTTACTGTAACCATCCATTTAAAAAAGAAGATTCAGAAATAGCCTTTCCGTGTGGAAAGTGCTTAGATTGTAGAAAACGGCGTGCATCATCATGGGGCTTTAGATTATCACAACAGGTAAGAGCATCAGACACAGCTTATTTTCTAACCTTAACATATAACACAGACAATTTGGAGTTTAGTCCAACAGCAAAAAGGCCAACCTTAGTAAAGAGACACGTTCAACTATTCTTCAAAAAGTTACGCAAAAAACAGCCAACAGGAGACGTTAAATACTATTTAGCAGGAGAGTACGGCAGTACATGGAAGATGAGGCCACATTATCACGTTATTATATTCAACATGCAGCTAACAACACTATTCAAGGAACAGGAAGCAAGGCGCATTTTAAAAGTTCCACAATTATATTTAAACGGCAAATTTGAACATATTACACCATTATGGGACAAAGG